AATGCGCGTTTATGCAGCGGGAAGCGTGGACTGAGGCTATTAGACCGGCATTATCGGATAGGCAAGGCAAGGTATTGTTTATCTCTACTCCAAAGGGACGTAATTGGCTTTGGGAAATTTATCAGCGTGGGGTAAGTGGTGAGGATGGCTGGCAATCGTGGACATTTCCGACTTCCAGCAATCCGTTTATCGCTAAGGAAGAAATTGAGGCAGCTAAGCGGGATTTGCCTGAGATGATATTTAGGCAGGAATACTTAGCAGAGTTTATCGATGACGCTGGCGGCGTATTCAGGCGGGTACAAGAGGCTGCTGTTTTAGAGCCAAAAGAGTATGAAGAAGGCAAGCAGTACATTGCAGGTGTTGACGTTGCGGCTTCGGTTGACTTTACAGTTGTATCGGTGCTGGATGCGGAATCAAAAGAGATGGTTTACCTTGATCGATTCAATCGTGTGGATTATCCGGTGCTGATTGATCGGTTAGAAGCTGTATATCACCGCTATCATTTGACTTCGATGGTGGTTGAGAGTAACAGCATTGGCCGGCCGGTTATTGACGAGCTGGTGACACGCGGGCTGAATATTATCCCGTTTACAACGACTTCGGCAACGAAGCAGTCTATTATTCAGAACTTGCAAGCGGCATTTGAGAATGGGCAAATCAGGATAATTAACAATCCTGTGCTTATCGGTGAATTATTGAGTTTTGAGAGCAAGCGCAATGCATCGGGCGGGTTTAGTTATTCTGCACCGGATGGGATGAATGATGACTGTGTGATGAGCTTAGCAATTGCGTGGTATGGGGCGAACAGCGGTGGTACAATATTGTGGTTAGAGGAATAGCGGAGGCGGGATGGCGGACACTTACAAGACGATAACAAACGTTCCCGGATGGGTGGAGGTACTCACCAGCGATGGCGTGCCAGACTCCGTTGCGACATTATATAAGCGCGTGCCGATATTCTTTAGGGCGGTGCAGCTCAGGTGCGATGCGCTTGCGAGCGTTCCGGTGAAAATCTACAAGGGCGAGGAAAATGAGGTCGAGTGGCCGTATCCGACCAAACTTAGCGAATTGCTTTGGCGCTGGGAAGCTTCGTGCTTATTATCTGGTGCAGCGTTTGGTGAAATCATTACCAACAAGACTGGTTATCGCAAAGATATAAGATACCGAAATCCGTTTGACATGACGGTAAAGTATGACAAGGGCATTATCACATTCAAGCAGAATAGCAGCGGGGCAAGCTGGGCTAACGACTTGAACACTGGCAAGTATGAGATGGTTTACATCAGCGAGTATGACCCGTCACAGGATATATTGCCGGGCGTAGGTGCTGGCATTGCTTCCAAGATAGATGCTAAATTGCTTTATGCGATAAGCAAATTCCCCGAGATGTATTTTGAGGGCGGGGCGATGCCGGTAACGCTTTTAGGCATTGACACGAATGACCGGAACGAAATTGAGCGCGTTCAGAATTGGTTCAAAAGGTCTGCAACAGCAATTAAGAACGCCTTTCGTGTTGTGGGAATGCGTGCAGGTTCAATTACAGCCACAACTCTCACGCCGCCGCTGAAAGACTTGGCATTCCCGGAACTGGACACAATAGCCAAAAAGAATATTGCAATGGCGTTTGGTATAAAGCAGACGCTGCTGGATAGCGAGGCGGCTAATTATGCAACCGCACAGGAAGATCGCTTATCGTTTTATGAGGATACCATCAAGCCAAGAGCACGGATGTTTGAGGATGCTCTGAATACGCAATTGTTGGCTCGTGATGGTATGCGTTTGGAATTTAAGTTTGAGGAACTGGACATTTTCCAAGAGGATGAGGGGGATAGAGCTGAGCTGCTGAATAAGCTGGTGATCGCTGGAATACCGATTGAGCTTGCGTTGGATTTGGCTGGTTACACATTGACGGATGAACAAATGGCAATGCTGAATGTGCGTCAAGAGCAGCTGGATGAGCGCGAACCTGAGCAAGTAAACGAACAGGAAGCTGAATTGCGGCGTTGGCAACGTATGGCTGAAAAGCGTGTCAAGGAAGGCAAGGGATTGCGCGAGTTTGAGACGAGTATAATTGAGCCAAGCTTGCACGGCGCGATAAGCGGGGCTTTGGAAAGTGCGAAGTCGGTTGAGGATGTGAGGCGGGTTTTTGACCAAGTAATAGCATGGAGAGGTTATCCATGATTGACCGCTACGAGATTGAGCGCAAGTTAGCGCGGGTGCTGAGTAAGGACTTGCGCGTTGAGCTTGACAAACTGCTCACTTATTTAGGTGATCCACCCAACTTAGCGAACGTACCGCCTGAATATTGGCAGGGCGGATGGAAGGATATTCAGAAGGATGTTGAGCCGATTCTGGTGGATACTTATATCGAAGCGGCAATGGATTTAGCTGACGGGATTGGTATAGGGATTGACTGGGGGCTTGCGAATAACACAGCTGCTAATTGGGCAAGGACGAATTTATCTGACTTATTACAAAAGATGTTCCAGACAACTTACGCGGGAGTGAATGAGGTTGTTCCGCGCTTTTATACCGAGAATTGGACGATTGATGACCTAACACGCGCATTGGAACGCTGGCATTCACCAAGACGAGCTGAACTTATCGCAACAACAGAAACAACGAGGGCGGTGGTTGAGGGTGAACGCGCGGCGGTTGAGCAGATGACCGCTGAAACTGGTATTGAGTTAGTACCAATCTGGTTAACTGCTAACGATGAGATGGTTTGCCCGGTTTGCGGGCCACGCCATAAAAAGCCGATTAAAGACGGAATTTATCCTCCTCTGCATCCTCGTTGTAGATGCGGAACAGCTTATGAGCCGAAGAAGGTGAGTAAATAGTGGAAGTTAGCATTCGTGTTGAAGGTGCAGAAGAATTGATTGCCAAGCTGACAAAGCTCGAGCAGATGACGCGGGTTAAAGCCGTAATTGCTAATCAGGCGCGCTTTCTTCAAGGCAAGCTGCGGGAATATCCGCGAAAATATCCAATGGCTAACCCGCTTATCCGCTCTAATGAGCAAGTGAGGAAAGGGTTCTTTTATCATCTGAAGCATGGTAATATTACTGTGCCATATAAACGAGGCGGGCAGAATAGCGAAAGACTTGGATCACGTTGGGCAGTTGAAATGCGCAATACTGGCTGGACGGCTGTAATCGGCAATAATGCCAGTTATGCGCAACTTGTGCAAGGCTCGAAGCAGACAGCACAGCACATTGCAAGCGGCTGGCTGAATGTAGATACAGCAGCAAAGGTTTACGCTCCACGCATTGAGCATGAAATTATGAGGGCGTTAGAACAAGAGGTGGCAAATGTCTGAATTATACAGAATCAAAATACAAGTACCTGAGGGGATAATCGAGCGCGAGGATAATGCTGAAAAGCGCATGAAGGCGGACAGCGATTATGTTGAAACAGGCTGGCGTGTGCTTGGCGTTCCTTTTGGAGGTCCAATAGATGGACGCGATCTTGACGGCGAAGCATTCACGCCTGAAACAGATATTTGGCTGAAGCCGGGCGATAAAGTTAACTTAACTTATTATCACGGCTTTGATCCTGATAATATTGGTGAGAAGCAGGCTAATCCAGCGCTTATTGGCAGAGCCACTTACGTTGGAGCTGATGAGCGCGGGCATTGGTTTGAGCCTGCATTGGACATCGAAGAGCCTTTGGCTCAACGGCTGATGAAGGCAGACATAACAGAATTGCGGGCGTCAAGCGGTGCGATAAACCATCTGGTTAGAAAAGATGCAGGTGGGCTGATTAGTGTATGGCCAGTTGGCGAGCTTGCGCTGTTTGACATAAATGAGTGGCGAAGACCAGCGAATGATTTCGCTGTAATCGAAGCGAAGACTGAGAAAATCGCGGAGGCAATCCCGGAGGCTGAGGAATCAGCGGTGGATGCGGTCGAGGAATCGGTTGAAGCTGATAATAAATCAATTTCAATAATTCCTATGGAGGAAAATACTATGGACGAAGAGAAAATCGTCGAAGAAGTAAAGGCTGAAGAGCCAAAAGTGGACATCAAGGCAGAACTTGAATCCATGAAGAAATCCTTGCTGGAAGAGCTGAAGGCAGCTCCCGGCGAGGTCAAGGGCGTTCCAACCGTCAAAGCGGCAAAGGAATCGCCCTCGTTTATCAAAGCAATGCTGGCTTGGGCTCAGGGCGATAATCCTCGCGGT